CGGCATCGAAGCCTAAGCCGCCGGTACCCAAGCCACCGCCCAAGAAGCCCTAAAGGGGTGCGCCATGCATTTGTCGCCTGATGTTCCTATCGTGCGGGCGCTGTCGATGACCCCCGTGCTTCGTGCGGCGTCGCCAGCCCCGGATGACAGCGAAACCGAGGATCTCGGCACGCTGGAGATCCGATTTTCGCGATTCAACACGTGGTATGAGGTCGATTCGCTCTGGGAGGGCTGTTTCCTCGAACGCACCCTGCCCGGCGCCTTCGCCGAGACGATCGCCGAGGATCGCGCCAACATGCGGATTCTGTTCGACCACGGCTACGACCCGCAGATCGGCAACAAGGTGCTCGGCCCGATCACTGACCTTCGCGAAGATTCTGATTCGCCGGTCGGCGAGGCGCCACTCTTCGACACCAGCTACAACCGCGACCTGCTGCCCGGTCTCCAGGCCGGCGTCTACGGATCGTCCATGCGTATGCGGGTGACCGGCGATTCGTGGGATGACGAGCCAAAGGCGTCGAACTACAACCCGAAGGCCATTCCCGAGCGAACAATCTCCAAGGTTCGGGTCATGGAGTTCGGTCCGGTGGCCTTTCCCGCCAATCCGGACTCCACCGCGGCCATGCGGTCCCTGACAGACCACTACTACGACCGACTCGCCCAGCGTGACGCCAGCGCCTTTGACGCTGCGGTCCGCGCGAGCGGTCTCCCAAATTTCACCGGGCGGTCCGAGACGCGGAGTCCAGACGGCGGTGAGCAAGGCACGAAGCCAGGCGATGGTGACGTGCTCCCGCACAGCAATGCAATCGACATGGGCTATCTGGCCTTCCGTGACAGGGAAGCCAGCAGGGCCTATTCCGCGTTCGAAAGGAACCGCCGTAATGCCTGAAAAGGATAAGGACGATAAGACTGAGCGTCGTTATACGCTCGATGACCTCCGGGGGCGCACCCCCGAAGAGATTAGCGACATCATCGATGTCACCAAGGCGCAGATTCGCGATCTGCACGAGGGCGAGAACGGCGAGCTGCGTCAGCTCACCGACACCGAGAAGTCTGCGATGAAGATCCTCATGGACGTACATGAGCGTGCCCTGGAAATGTACGAGGAGCACCGGGCCATCAGTGAGGTTCTCCGCAAGCGGCCCAAGGCGATTGAGTATTCCCGCCTCGGTGGCCAGAAGGACGACGCCTACGCCGACGTTCGCCGGCTGACCGTGCCCGAGGCGGCCGACCGGGCGCTGCGCGTGCTGGACAACAAGCACAACACCTCGCACCTCAAGGCGGACCAGAAGGACCACGTTGAGCGGCAGATCCGCACCAATACGGATATCGCTCGGCGCGTTCTGGTCACGGAGAACGAGGAATACCGCACTGCGTGGCAGAAGTTGGTCACCGACCCGCAGCCCTTCCTCTCGAATGAGGAGCGGGACGCGGTTCTGGCATTCAACGAATACCGCGCACTCAGCGAGGGTGTCACCACCGCCGGTGGATTCGGAATTCCGGTCAAGCTGGCCGCCTGACATCGCAAGGTGTCAGTGAAAATCCCGAGAATTGCTGGGATCTCCTGTTAGACGTTCGCGCCACAGCATGAGGCGAAAGCCTGAGTGCGACGGCTTGAGAAGCGAACGGTAGGGACAATCAGCAGCCGAGCCCGCCTGGGGTTAGCCCCGACGGGAAGGTTCAACGACTATGTACGGGACATGTCGAAATGCCCGTCAATAACTGTGTGATCTGTGATGCTCTATTCGTCGCCCGCCGCTTGGTCGATAAGACATGTTCGATCGACTGTCAAATTGCGCACCGACGATTCCTGAGTCGCGAAAAGGCCAGGCGCAACTACCAGCCACGGCCGCGGCGTCCTGATTCGGAATGCTTTGGATGCAAAATCAGCATACCAGCACCAAGGACAGGGCCGCGAAACAAGTGGTGCGTAGCGTGTCGAGTCGATCGCGAGGACGTGCGCGTTCGGGCGCGGCAAGTCGGTGGACGCCGGTCTTGCCACAGGTGCGGGGCCTCGGTACCGGAGATGATCGGCCGGGCGGGAACCGCAGTCTGCGACGACTGCCGCCGCGAACCGGCGCGCGACCGTCAGGACTACGAAGTGCGCCGAAGGCTTCGGAAGTACGGCATCACACAGCACGATTATGACGAGATGTTTCGAGCGCAGGGCGAGCGATGTGCGATCTGCCGCACTAGTGACCCTGGCTTGAAAGGCTTCGCAATCGACCATTGCCATGACACTGGTAGGGTTCGAGGAATCCTCTGCAATGCATGCAATACGGCGCTCGGACTTCTCCGCGAAGATCCGGACGTTGCGTGCGCGTTGGCAGAGTATGCGGAGCAGGCGCACGACATGAAGATATAGTCTGAGCTTCGCGGAGACGCGAAGAGGCTGGCAGAAATGACCAGCCCGCTCGGCCTTTGCTGAGTAGTAACAACACTGCTTCATCGACCCCTCCATCATCCTGACCGCGCAGGGGACGGGGAATCCATTCCTCACCCTGGCGCAGCAGGTAACGATCAACACCAATCAGTGGAAGGGCGTTTCCAGCGCTGGCGTGTCGTGGGCATTCCAGTCTGAGGGCGTCGCGACTACGGATAACTCGCCGACTCTGGCGCAGCCAACGATTCCGGTCTATATGGCCCGAGGATTCTTGCCCTATTCGATCGAGGTCGGTCAGGACTATCCCGGGTTCGCGGATCAGATGAGTGTGCTGCTTGCTTCTGGGTATGACGAGCTACTCGTGGACAAGTTCACGAGGGGTGCTGGTGGCCTTGAGCCGCAGGGCATCCTCACCGCACTCTCGGCCAACACGAACGTTCGCGTTACTGTCCAGACTGCCGGCTCCATCGGCGCTGGTGACCCGTACAAGGTGTGGCAGTCACTCGGCCAGCGGTTCCGCCGCAATGCCTCGTGGCTCATGACCGTGGACGTCAACAACGCCGTTCGGCAGCTCGGCACGGCGAACGTGTACCACGCCTACACCGTCAATCTGCCGGATGGCTGGACGGACAGCCTGTTCGCCCGTGGGGTCTACGAGTCCCCGTATATGCCGGGTACCACGACCTTCAGCACCTCCACGCAGGGTTACGCGGTGGTTGGGGACTTCTCCAACTACCTGATCGCCCGTCGCGGCGGAATGTCGGTCGAATTGGTGCCGCAGCTTTTCGACGTCACCAATAACAGGCCCACAGGCCAGAGGGGCTGGTTCGCATACAGCCGAATCGGTGGCGGATCGATAAATGATCTAGGATTCCGAATGCTTGTCAATAGCTGAGTAAGGCAGACGGAAGGCCCGGCATCTCATGGTGTCGGGCCTTCCGCATTCAGGGGAGAACTCGATGAGTGAAACCACCAAGCCGGTGCATGCGTATGTCGCCGACCCGGTCGAATCCAAGTCTGCCAGTCACGGCAAGCTCGCGTCCGCTGGTGCGTCTGGCGACCCGGCCGTACAGCACGCACTGGCGGAGCTACAGACCGCCCAGATGAACCGCCGCGCACTCGATGTGGAGGCGGCCGACATCGACGCGGCTGACGACGCGGTCAAGGCCGCACAGAAGAACCTGGCCAACCTCGGTTACTGCTGAAACACCACAAGCCCTCGCCTGCGCGTCGAGGGAAGGAAGCCCCGGATATCCAGGGTGTCCGGGGCTTCCGCCTTACCTGGAAGGGAAAGTCGATGAAGGTCGTATTTGCGAAGTCGACCACCACCGTTGGTCTGCCATCCGGCGGCGTCGTGGGAGTGCAGGAAGGCAGCCACTGGTCGGCTGACGATGAGGTGGTGCGGGCACACCCGGACCTGTTCAGCGAGGACCCGCGCCACGGGATGCTGTTCTCCCGGCCGCTGCGCGAGGACGAGTACCCGCCGGTGGAACAGGCCACGGCGGCTCCGGGTGAGCGGCGCGCGGCGGTGCGCCGTGGCTGACGTCCGACCCCTACCGAACCAGGCCGACGACGCCTGGGAGGAACTGCTGGCGCTGCGGGCTCGCGCCGTGGATCTGGGCATCGTGGTCGATGAGCGTTGGCCGATCGTGCGGCTGCGCGCTGAGATCCGTAGGGCCGGTGCGGTGAATGACTGAGCCGCCCGTCGAGGCTGAGACCGAGGCCGTGGTCGTCGCCTACGTGCACTCCAACAACATCACCTACTCGTGGCACCACTCGATGATTGAGCTGATCGGCTGGGACCTGGCCAACCACGGCCGGGTGGTCCGCGGCGGCTATCTCGCGATGCGCTACGGCACCGATGGCATCGTGACCGCACGCAACAAGGCGGTCAAGGACTTCCTCTCGGAGAAGCGGGCCGATTGGCTGTTCTGGATTGACACCGATCAGGGGTTCGCTCCGGACACGGTGGATCGCCTGCTGGAGGTCGCCGATCCGGTCGACCGGCCCATCGTCGGCGGGTTGTGCTTCGCGCAGACGGAGCAGACCGAAGACGGCATGGGCGGTTTCCGGTGTACCGCGACGCCCACCGTCTACGACTGGGTCGACACCGGCGAACAGATGGGTTTCGCGGTGCGGTGGCAGTATCCGCTCGACACCGTGACGCGGGTTGGCGCCACCGGTTCGGCGTGCATCCTGATTCACCGCAGCGTCTTTGAGCGCATGCAGGATCGCTACGGGCTGGCCTGGTATGACCGGGTGCCCAACACGACGACCGGTCAAATCCTCGGCGAAGATATGGCGTTCTGTCTGCGCGCCGGCACGATGGATATCCCGGTGCACGTCCACACCGGTGTCAAAACCACGCACCTGAAGCAGTTCTGGTTGTCGGAGGAAGACTACTGGCGCCAGGTCGCTATGGACGCGACGCAGGCCGGTACCGGCGTCGCCGTGGTCCCGCCGGCCACCGAGCCGGTGGCGGTCATCGTGCCGGTGCTGGATCGGCCGCGCAACGCGAAGCCGTTCATGGATTCGCTGCGCGCGTCGACCGGCCTCGCCAAGGTGTACGCCGTCTGCGACCCGGAGGACCGGGAGACGATCGACGCCTGGGATGAGGCCGGCGCCGAGATTCTCTGGCCGTCCGGCATGTCCCTGCCCGGCACGTTCGCGGAGAAAGTCAACCGGGGATACAAGTTCACGCAGGAGCCGTGGCTGTTCCTGGTGGGCGATGACGTCCGGTTCCGGCCCGGTTGGCTGGATCAGGCGCAGGCGGTCGCGGGCGACAAGTTCGACGTGGTCGGTACCAACGACTTGGGCAACCC